TAGACATTGTAACCCGATATCCCTACTTTCTCCCCCCATAATGTACTTACTCGAATTAATCTTCGATTTGGTCTTTCTGGTCACCCAGCTTTTAGCTGATGGTATCGCACTGATGTTATATTCCAGCGCATACGGTTTCTCTCACCTCCTCTCTGCTGCCCAAGCCGTTGTCGACACGGCCTCGGGGCAGTACGACAGGACTCCCTGGCCCCACGCAGCCCACTGGCTCGTGGCCCTTGTCGTGACTACCAGGTTGGTTATCTTGCTGCTCCCATACGCGAGCAAGATTGCCTGGTACTTCTTCCACGACACACTACGCGCCGCCGCAACCCGGCGGGTCACCTGGCTCCTTCACAACAACAACCAGGTGATCCCTTGCGCCGACGTACTCCGCCCTGCCTTCACGGGCATGGCCGTCACCTACAACAAACCCTCCAAGAACCACACGCACGGTGCGTCTGCTGCATTCCGCTCTTCCGCGAATGCATTCATGCGCACCTTCTGTACGATGGTTGGGAGAGGCTGTTTCCAAGTTCAGCGTTCGCGATCCGATGAACGTAAGGACACCCGCGGTTCTCGCGACTACTACTGGGCCAAAGACATCCCGGTCAAGCCTTCCACCTCCACGCCACTGCCTGGGGATATCGTATGCATGACCGATGTCGACTATTACATCGACATGCCCACTCACCTCGCAAATTCCAACAACCCCGTGCTCCTTTACACCTTTATGCCCGATGACGTCGCGGCCCAAAGGTCTGACTACAGCTTCACCTTCGACACCAAGGGCGTTGTGCAATACAACGTCACTGGTGGCGCCATCTATAACCACAGCGTCTGGAATTACACTCCAGACTGTGTTCTAGCGGTGAACCACATCTTCGGAATCCCATACCGAGCAAAAGCCTACCTCCTTGATCGCAAACGAGTGAGTGACGACCACCAACTGGTCCTCCTCACCCCGATCGGAGCGTGGGGCTTCCTCAGTGCCTTTGCGTCCAGCTGGATCAAAGGAGCACCCCTCGCCCGCCTGGACCCTAATCGCGGCTCTTTCCTCAGACTGGAAATTTTGAGCGCGACCTTAGGTCACCTAGTGAGCAGTGCCGTGCCTGGAGAGTACATCTGCGCGACCATCCCGGTCGAAGTAGACAACACTCTTAGCCGCTTGCAGCGCCTATCCAAGCACGATGTCGCATCAGCGACCATTGAGACCTACCTAGGCCCCGTGCCCAGTGACCCCCAACAAGTCATTGAGCGCAAAGCCCGAGGTCTGCTCCTCCTGGAAGTCCACAAACTCACGTTGCCGAAACCCGACTTCACTAGCAACGTGGAGCGCTCTGTCAACTACTACTCCCACGGCGAAAGCCGCCCTACGGACCGCCCCGTAATGGAACCATTCATGTCCCCCATCATCCTGGGGGCGTACGTCCCATTGCGCGACCGGCCCAATGAACAGAAGAGCATCGACGGCCGCGTTAAAGACGTGGCCAACACCACCCGCCCAGAACCCTTCACCCTCCAATGCGTCACCGAATTCGTCGGTTTCCTTGTCCCCGTACCACATCTACTCGCCCCAACTGACCCAGAAGAAGTCAATGAGCGCCAGAACCGGCCATCCCAGCGCCGAATTCTGGAGGTCGCCTACGCCACACTGGCGTGGGCGAGCGAGAGCTACAACAAAGCCAAAGCCTTCATGAAGGCCGAGCCTTATACAAAGCCCGCGGACCCTCGCAACATCACAACGATCAATGCGAACGACAAGGAACTTTGGTCACGCTACACATACAGTATCGCGGACAGCATGAAGGATGCTGTCTGGTATGCATTTTCCCGTACCCCACAAGCCGTGGCCGAGAGAGTGGCCCAGATCTGCAGTGCCGCTGCCTACGTCATTAACACTGACTTCAGCCGCTTTGACGGGACGATCGGAGAAATCCATCGCATCCTGGAGGAGGCGTATACATTACGCCTCTTTGCCGTCGTCTACCACGATGAGCTCCTCAGAATCCAACGTACTCAACACCACCGTGAAGCTTCTACCTCCCTTGGAATCCTCTACATGACTATCTGGTCCCGCTTATCCGGATCTCCAGAAACCTCGATCTTCAACACAATATGCAACGCATTCAACGCCTACCTCGCATGCCGCCTCGCCGGGCTAACGCCCGCCGAGGCCTGGCAGAAAGTGTGCGCCAGTCTTTTCGGAGGCGACGACGGACTCGTCGCCGACGTCCCCGCCCATCATCTCGAAGCAGCTGCAAATAGCTGCGGCCTCAACCTGAAGGCCGCCACCATTCGTAGTGGTGAGATGGGCGTGGAGTTCCTGGCTCGCATCTACAGCCCTGACGTCTGGAACGGTTCGCCACACTCCATGTGTGACCTACGCCGCCAGTTGTCCAAGTTCCACATCTCCGTCCGCCTCCCTGACAGTGTGACCCCTGAGACTAAGCTCATTGAGAAGTCTCGCGGTTACATTTACAGCGACGCCAACACACCTATACTTGGACGCTACGTCTCTGCTGTTTGCGCAAGATCCCTGCACATCCCCGTGCACGGGTCGGCCACAGTATTACGAGCTTACTATGGTTTCATCACTACCGGGAACTACCCAAATGCCCCAGGCGAATGGATGGACCACTATGTGGCCACCCAGTTTCCCCTGGCCGACCCGGGCCGCTTGTACGCGTTCATCGACGCCTCGCGGTCCGTGTCGGACCTGTTGCACCCTCCCCTAATCGAGCCAGAGCCCACGATCAGCGTCGACTCCCCCGTCACCATTAACGGCGAGTCGAGGCACCCCCTGCTGGAAGCCCCACCGGCCCCACCAGAGGTGATCCTGGCCCCAGCCATGCCACCCACCCCCATGGACCCTCCAC